ACGCCACGAAGATTAGCACGGTAAGGAAGTTTTCTAACTAACTCACCTGGGTCCTCGTAGAGGTTCCAATAGTTAAATGGATTGACTACTTCTCTTTCTAACTTTTCAAAGGCTTTTTCAAGTAACTCTTTGGTCCACCCTTGATCAGCATAACCTGCTAACTCTAAAGAGATACCATAATTGTTTGATAACAACCAGAGTTTGTTAGCACCCTGAAGATTTATTTCCCCTAACTTTAAGCCAACTTTTGTAACTAATAATTTCTTAGTAACTTCTTCTACTAAAGGAATTACTACATCTGTTACACAAATGACTTGCGGAGAGGAGACGTTTGATATGTCTCCATTTTTCATAGTACCTCGACTTTAGCATACCTAACTACAAAATCACGAAATGTCTTTGGGTCAGAGTTGGCTTGTGCGGCTAACTCTTCAGGGATTTCTTCTGGCACAAGGATCGAATAGTGTCCATTGTTCATTCTCATCTTATTGTTAACAAAAGAAACGTGCTTGCACTTTAAACTCTTTTTCCAAACAGGACAACTACACCTGACTCTTTTTGTTCCAGTATCAACCTCAACTTCAAACACTCCCGCAGCCTGAGACGAGATAAACAGTTGAACTGTCCGCCAAGGACTTTCCATGCTCATCCCTTTCATTGTGCTGCTCTTAAATCTGCACCGACTATTGGGACTCGAATAAAGGCTTCGTGAGCAAAACTTGCCATCGCTTCCCTATACTCTGCTTCCCAATTCTCTAACCTCACGTTGGTTGTAATAATTGTTGGCAGAGCCTTGTCGTATCTAAGACGTAGTATCTCATCAAATGAGGTGTCATCGTACTTAGAACCGTATTCTTTTCCTAAGTCATCGATCACAAGAATTCTTACATTTAACCAATCAAATTTAGATCTGCCATGAAAGCCATCTATCTCATAGACAGATTGCTTCTTATCCTCAAAGTCTGAATCAAAGGTTGCTTTCTTTCTAGATAAGAATTCAGGATAAGTCATGTAGTACACGGGCCTAGCGCCAAGACCAAAGTCAGATGCACTCATGCCCAATACTCTTGCAGCATCAGCATCGGTATCAGGAAGGCGGCGAACAAACTCCATAGCAGCAACTACTGCGTGGGTCGTCTTACCAATTCCAGGTCCACCATCAAATAGAAGACCAACTCCGTTAACTCCGATGTGACCAATCTGCTTTATGACCTGACCACTCACGCAGTCATCAATCCACGTACTCACCTCGTCAGGAAAGGATCCCGCTCTGTCCACAAGGTCTTGTGGCTCAAGGCCGAGGAAGCGACGTGGGATATTTGAGTTACGAAGTAGCCAGTGCTTCTTTAAGGCTGAGAGTTGATTGATGTCATACATCGTCGTCTTCAAACTTATACTCATACATACCGCCATACCGCATGCCTACATTTAGGATCCAGGAACCAACCATTATCATTACATCGCCAAAAAATCTGAGCGCTCTATTATTGGTTGGATAAATTAATCTGTTATTCATCTGACCCTCTATCTACTATGACCTTTTCCCAATCGGTATTACAAGAGTAACACCTTAAATCCATATTCATGCTACCTCGTTCAACTGCTATGCCTTGTGTCTTGTCTTTACAAGAAGGGCAAAAGAAACTGAACTCGAGCATTATTTAACTTCAACCATCTCTATCCAGGTGCCAGCGGAATCACCTATGAACACACGGCCGTTTTCTATATCTATAAGACGCCATTTACTTGGACATTTAGTCTTAACAGTAAGACTTATAGGTTCTTGTAACTCTTCAATTTTTGCACCGTCCCTAAACAAAGTTACTCCGATTTAAAAGTTACAACACCAACAAATGATGTTGGCTTTCCTTTAGCGTCTTTGCCTTCGCCTGCAATCATCTTCACGCTCTTGCGTGGTGTAAGTGCTTGCACTTGGCTTTTGACCCAGCGCTTGCCTGCTGATGCATTAGACCATGCAGCGGTGTTCAAGGTTTCTGTGCCATCGATACCTTCAGTTGTTACACTGATGATAGCCATCCATGCGCCACCCTTTTCAAGATTTTTATTTAGATTTGCACTAAATGTTTTTACTACCTTTTTAGCCATTTACATTCTCCTTTAGTCGTTTTTCGTATCTTGCTAGTTGTGCTCTACCAGAAAGTGAATTCTGGAAAGTACGTCCATCGCTTGCTTGCATTGTTCCCATCTTAACTGCTGTATCTATCGGGGCGTTAATTTTATTAAGACCAAGGTTCTCTCTGGCTTGATTCATCTTCTTCCCAAAAGAAGCAAGGTACATCTTATACAGCATAGGTGCTTCATCGCCAATGTTCTTAAAGTTTCTCTCATCTGCCATGAACAGACGGAGTAACTCTAACTCAATGAGGGCGTTGGTTTCGTATTGCTTTCTAAATTTAGCAAGGGCTCCTGAGAGTTGTTTGACGCTAACTGTTCCAGGGAGTAAGGGGTACTTGCGCCCGACACGATAAGAAAACTCTGCAGCGACATCCATTGGAGTCCACTCATGCTCTGGTCGTCTTCCCCTAGTCTTAGGATCGGATTTTCTGATCTTAGGGCCTGGAACATCTTTCGGTTCGACGAGTCCAAAGCCTGCCAGATTATCTCCATCATCTTGATATTGTCTCATAGGTACTCGTATCTCTTTCATTAGAATCCCTTTGGATTCAGAATCTTTTAATTTATTACTATCTTTACTATTAGGTACTAATGACTTATTAGTCATACTACTATGTGACTTATAGTCATGTGAGGTGCGGTAATTTTCAGTGCGGTAATCTACTGCATCCTTTTCTGTAGTGCGGTAATTTTCCACCACTTCATACCAGTCCATACCTTTAAAACCATTAGCCCTCTTGCTGGGAGTTCTAATAAGTAGCCCATGCTTCTCTAAGGCTTTGAGAGCACTTCTAACGGTTCGGTCAGAAGTTTTGTTAGTCTGTCTACACAACTCCTCTACTGAGGTCTTAAAACGGTCTTTGGAGCCTGATAAATGGCAGATTACAACAAGCAGTCGGAACTGATAATCGGTAAGGGGGGCTGAATAAGCCTCTAAAGGGATTTTCAAGGGTTGTCGTCCTTAAAGGGGGATATGTCTTTGCCCCCATCTCCTTCTTCAATGCGCTTGGCTACTTCAATGGCTAGGACATCCAGCACCGTAGTCATTATGTAGTCAGCCATGTGTTCCACAAAGACACCCATACTATCCATCATTGCGGTATACAGTTCGTCAGTTCCTACCTCTGAGTAGTCGACCTCAATCTTATCCAATCCCTCTGAGATATCCCAGACCTCTATACCAAAATCTTCAACAGCGCCAAGGATTAGATGCGCTTGAGTTGAGTTGTCCCACACCATTCCAATTACATCAGTAGGAGTTATCTGGCGAATAATTTCTTTTACTGGGTTATCGGTAACAACTATGTCATCTGCAGCAATGAGTAGATGATCTATTTCAAAAGCATTCACTATAAAGCAAGTTACCTTTATAGAGTGCTTCTTACATACCTCTATAACACTCTCAGCAAAATGGTTTTCATTTCCCGTTACTGGAATAAAGACCTTTAACTCATTAGTTGCGCCGTATTTATTGATGAGGGCCTCCACACCCTCATCAACGCATACATCTTCAAAAGAGATAACTCCGATATTCATAAGCCTCCTACAGTTGTGATAAACGAGTAGGTGATTTAATCACTACTGGTTTGTTTAAGTACATTCCAATTGCCAAAGATACAAAGGTTGCTGCTGGGACTAGAACAAAGAAATCATAATACAGATCCAATTGAGCCCAAAGACCTAAAAAACTTAGGGGTAGCGCAAAGTATTTGTTTAAGGTTGGCTTAGTAATAAAGCCAGAGATAAATAAATCTAGAAATTCAATTACGTAAGTAACTGCCATTCCTGTGAGTAGTACGGATATAACTATTTCTGTAGTCATAGCCCAAGATCCTACACCGTAGTGGTGGTGTACTCCACTCCATCATATGTACGTAATCTCCAGAAGGCATTCTGAGGTACCCAGTCATTCATAGTCTTGCCTAATCTAGGGATCTTCTTTGGCTTACTTGGATACAAGTGGCTATATGAGGCGTCGTCAGTCCCTTCCCAAACCGCACCAAAGTCTGAGGGCAATGAGCCATCAAAGTAATCTGTGGCTACCTGAGACTGTTCAAACTGAATTAGATCTAAGAAAATACTGCCTGCCGTAGTTCCATAAAACGATACCTTAGCGTATGACGCCTCTGATGTAGAGTCAGTTAAACCCGTTAACGTAACACTTGCAAAAGAAGTAGTTACTGAAATTGCTTGAGTTACAGTCTCTACAACAGCGTCAGCGTCATCATAAAATGTAATTTTTATATTTGCAGATAACGCAGCCAATGCTTTGATAGATGCTGATGCAGTGTAATACTTTCCTGGAGTTACAGGTATCTCGTAGTCTGTAGTAATGCTCCAAGGATTCGTTACTACAAATTTACCGCTGTAATTTCCTGAATAACCATATGTTGGAACACCAGAGTCTTGTGTAAAGGTTGCTCCATTTAATGCCCACGTAGTTGAGTTCACTTCAAAGGATGGGTTTTTAATATAATTTGTTTTTAACGGACTTAAAAACACATCAATAGCACGTGCTTCATCGTAAGCAACCGTGCCACCTTCTTGCATACAGACTTGATCTATGTAGTATGTACCAGCGGCGCTATATGCAATAGTTATAATTGCATATGAAGAAGTAGCATCTGATGTTGCGGTTTTGCTTGCAGACTTCCAAGTATTATTAGCAGCAACAGCGGTAGCGGTGTTTGCTGCAGAAGTTGCTGTTCCATCTTTATCGTAAAATCTTACTGATAAAGTTATGTTACCCGCACTTGCAGGAGACTTTAATTTGCACGAAACTATATATGCGGTGCTAGGTAATACTGGAACACCTTTTGTAATTATGTTTGTATCACCCAACACCATGCTGCCAGAGTTAGATGCAACTATTTTTCCAGTTTTTGTTGTATCTATTTGATTTGTATTTGAGTCAGGAACCTGTTCAGTACTAGATGTTAAGACGGCATTACTTGCAACCCAATTACCAATTCCACCGTAGAAGGTTGAGTCTTGAACTGTAAGTAGTAGGTTTTCAGAAACAGTTATCGTAGGTTCGAATCCAGTTAAAGATTCAGCATACGTCTCTAATGCAACTTGAGTTCCTTTACGAGCATATAAATAGTTCGCTTCTCGTATTAATCGTTTTCTGTTTTTAGTAGGTAACCCAGCCTCTGGCGTTAACCCCAGACTTGCAACCTCTAAGGGCAAGAGTTCTACAGGAGTCTCAATACCTGTGTGTCTTGGTTTTAATAAATCAAGTAAAGTGTAGAACTGTTCTTGTGAAAATGTTAACCCTTCTACAAAGTTGTATAAGGCCGACGTAGTGTCGACTGTTCCAAAAGAACCTTGTTCAATGCTTGTAAATACTCTTGGAAGACTATTCATAAAGGTTGTTTGTACGTTGTGATTTGAAGGTACAATCGCAGTTATAGAACCCGCAACCCTCCAAACATTTTGATCAGTAAATAAAAATACTCGATAGTAAGTTTGTCTTCCAGGAATTAGTGGAACATCTGATGGATTATCTTCTCCGTCAATGTATTCTGCACGAGATACCGTTCCTTCTGTAGCAAACTCATCAAAAATTATAATTCCATCTTCTGCAGTTTCTGGAAATCCAACTTGACTTCTTAGTAATCTTATTCGAGAAAAATCACCTCGAGGGGTTTGCCAACCTATTAAAACTTTTGTAAAGTCTAAAACCAATACAGACATTGGTTCTACAGAAAAAGCGAGTTTAACAAACGCACCATAATTGGTAGCGCCGTAATAATTTATACCGTATCTAGCCACAATTTACCACCCTTAAGAACTCAAATCGCCAGATAACAACCATTCGTTTGTTCCAATTTTTATTAATCTAACTTCAGAATACTGACCAGCAGTATTAACATAACTAGATTTTGATCTAAGTGTAACACCACTACCCG